GTGAGTTTAAGCTGACTTATACGTCAGGCCGGAAGGACGGTACACTAGAACCTTACACCACATTAGATAAGGTGACGTTCCTTAAGCGCGCCTTTCGCAGGGAAGATAATGTTTGGTTGTGCCCTTTGGAGCTAGACAGCTTCTTGTACACTCATTATTGGTGTAAGAACAAGAGGCTGGAGTTCCAGATTATCAACGACGTTCTGGAGAACGCTTTGGAGGAACTGAGCATGCATGAGGATACAACCTGGGACATTTATGCCCCCCGCTTATACGCAATATTGCGCGCGCGGGGTGTGGAGCCTGGGGCACCTCTTAATCGTTTGGCTTACCTCCGCGTCATTAAGTCGCGTTCTGATGACTGGTATTAGGCAATAATGTTTCGGGGTTCCGATAAATACGCACTTGGTGGTTTTAAAAACCAGCAGCCCCTGTGCTACCAGGTGGACAGGATCGGGACTTTACCGCTTTTACTACTCAGCGCGGCGTACAGCGCAGAGATGGGGCACTCTTTGGCTAGTTTGAGGTTGACGGCCGTCGTACAATTACCTCGCTTCTTCTCAAGATACTATTAACCACACGTCTCCCACGGAGAACGTTGATAACAACAACACTATTAGTTCTCTCAGTGTTCCTGACACTGTTGAGGTTGCCGGTAAGACCGCCTTTGTGCAGGAAGCCTTGGCTAAAGCCGACGTCATGGGGAACCATTACGTAGGCGCTGCCATGTCCATTGCGCAGGGTGACATCCAGGAACTCTCACAGTATTACGCTAGACCCAGGCTGCTCAGTAATGGGACAGTCCCTACCAGCGTACGTAACCGTTTTTATCGCGTTGAACTTTCGCCTGTGGACATTTTCCGCGATTTGACTGCAGGTAAGCTTGACAGACTTACCGGAGTGTTTGGCTTGCGTTTCACGCTGGTTTTCACATTGCAAGTTGCTGCCACGGCTTTTCACCAGGGCTTGCTGGCAATGTCTTGGCAATACGGCAGTCTGTCAGCGTATGATAGGGGATCATCTTCATTCACAGCCACCAACATTCCTCATATTCGTTGCGACCTTTCCACTGACACCATGGTTACTCTCCGGGTGCCATTCTTGCATTACACCGACTTCGTGCGCAAGTTGTCGCCTGATCACTACGGTGCACTCAACCTGAACGCCCTTCTACCTGTGGCTTCTGTCGCGGGTCTTGCTCCCCCTACATATAAGCTTTACTTGCATATTGAGGACATGGTTTTCGTCGGTGTCAGTCCAAACGCTGAACGTGACGTGCCAGTTGTTTCTCAGTCAGGTCGTCGGTTGGGTAAATTTGAAGCTGAACAGTCTGCGGAGCAAGGTGGCACTATCAGCAAGACTTTGTCCTGGATAGCCTCTGGGATTCCTTCTATCATTAGTATCGCTGGCAAGGCCGGTTGGTATCTCGAACGTACAGCGGGGTTGATGGCGGCCTTTGGCTTTAGTAAGCCACAGATTACCCAGCCCCCCATACGCGTCGTCAACACCGGCACCATTTTTGAGCACAACGTCGATCTACCTTCACAGGTGGTCGTCGTGGCCCCTGTCTCTAGTAATCATCTGGCTGTAGGCCCTGAGTTCAATCAGACCGAAGTCGATGAAATGGCCTTCGCCTACATCTTGCAACAATATTCGCAAGTGTGTGTTGGCTCTATAGACACTTCCAATCCTCATGGCGCTCTCATATATGGCACGAACGTCTCTCCTTGTTGGTTCTGGGCGCGAGCTCCCGCTAGCGCACCGTTCCTCAATGAGCCGATTGCCAACTGGGCCGCCAACGAGCAGTCATTCTTGCCCAGCCATCAGTTTTATTTGTCGTCCGCTTTCAGGTTTTGGCGTGGTGGTTTTAAGTTTAGGTTTTCTTTTGGTAAGAGCAAGATGCACGCTGGTCGTGTGCTTGTTTCCTTTGTTCCTAACCCCACTTTTGGGGCTAGCCGCTTTGGTGAGTGGGACCATATC